ACTAGCTGACCGGACAATGGACATCCAGCTAATCAAGTCTACAGTCACTCGTCAGATGCTTGACAACATTTATCTGACAAATAATGCCCGTATTGGTGCGGTTGACGGTCAGGTAAACATTGACGACCTGCTGAACGCTACGCCTGGCGGTGTGATCCGACTAAAGAATCCTAACGCTATTGTGCCTATTCAGGTTCCTAGTGTTACGGCTCAAGCCTTTCCAATTCTGGAATACATGGATAGCGTACAAGCCAAGCGTACAGGCGTATCTGACGCTCAACAGGGCTTGAATCCTGACATCCTGAGTAACGTAACGGCTGCTGCGGTAGCTGCAATGACACAGGCCAGCACTGGCAAGCTAGAGCTGATTGCTCGTATCTTTGCTGAGACAGGCGTTAAATCGTTGTTTCAGGGCATTTTGCAGATGCTTTGCAAGTATCAAGACAAACCGCGTGTTATCCGCATGAACGGCAAGTACATCCCATTTGATCCGCGTGAGTGGACTAATGAATACGATGTGTCGATCAATGTTGGCCTTGGCTCTGGTAATAAAGATCAACAGTTAGCAATGTTGCAAATGATCTTAGCTAAACAAGAACAAATATTGCAGCAGTATGGCCCTGGCAATCCATTGGTAGCAGTCAGTCAATACCGCAATACGCTGGCTAAGTTCATTGAGGCTGCTGGCTTTAAAGACGCTGACCAGTTCATGAACAAGATTACGCCTGAGATTGACGCTCAACTGGCTGCTCCTAAGCCACCGCCACCTGATTCGCAAGCGGAGTTCGCTAAGATGATGGCGCAGGTTGAGCAAGAGAAGGCGCAGGTAGCCCGTGAGAAGAATCAGGCTATGGCTCAAATTGACGCTGCTAAGTTGCAGCTAGATCGTCAAAACCTAGAGGCCAGCTATGCTCAAAAAGGCGTAGAGATGGCAATGAAGAACCAGAAAGACCAGCAAGAACTCAAGCTAAAAGAGGCTGAGTTAGCTGTTAAGCAATTGCAAGCTGTACTAGCTATGGATATTGCTGACGAAGATAGTCGTAACAAACAGGCTGATATTGTTCTTAAAGCAATTAAAGAGATTGGTGCGATTACACGATGAACAAAGCAGATTGGGCTAATAACTTAATGCTTGATCCTAACTGGCAAGAGGTTATGTCAGAGCTGAGATCAACAGAGTTAGCTAAGTTTACTAACAGCGACTACCACGATGTAGAGGCCAGAGAACAGGCTTACATTCGATTGAGAACGCTAGAAAGTATTACTGACCACTTGGAAGGCTTGAAAGCTCAGAAAGCCATTGACAAGAAGCGTTGGAAGATTTTGTAGTCTGACATGGCAGTTCCATGTAAAATTAAGGAAATAACAACATGAGCGAAACGACTAGCGCGACACCGGAATCCGGTAGCGGAGAGTTGACAGTAAATGAGGCGGCTAACGCTTTTATGGGTTTAATGGGTGGTGACGAAGGCTCCGACGAAGGACAACCAGAAGCACAGGCTCAATCCGATGAGGGTGAAGGCGAAGAACCTGAAGAAGAATCTAACGATGAATCTGAAGGTGAAGAACAGGAAGATAGCGAACAAGAAGAACAGGAACGTACCTACCGCGTGAAAGCTGCGGGTGAAGAAAAGGACGTTACCCTCGACGAGCTTGTTAAGAATTATCAACTTGGCGCTGACTATACTAAAAAATCGCAAGCTGTAGCTGAAGAACGCAAGGCTGTTCAGGCCGAATACCAAGCGATTCAAGAGGCGAAGCAACTGAGAGATCAGTATGCACAGCAACTTCAGGTGATTGAGCAAATGCTTTCACGTGGGGAAGAACCAGAGAATCTTGACTACTTGAAGGAAACTGATCCCATCGGTTACGCCGTTAAGGTAGCGGAACTCTCACAGAAGGAAAAACAACTTTCTCAGGTACGCGCTCAACAGAATCAAATTAGAGCGCAACAAGAGCAAGACAGGCAGCAGTGGATGGCTAACCTAGTCCGGCAAGAATCGGAGAAGTTAGCAACAGTGTTACCTGACTATGTTGATCCTGAAAAGGGTGAGTCGCTGAGAAACTCAGTGCGCTCATACGGTAAAGAGTTAGGGTTTTCAGATGAGGAATTGGCAAGCGTTGTCGATTCTCGTCACGTTATTACGCTGTACAAGGCTATGCAGTACGACAAGCTACAGAAGTCGAAGCCTGGTATCAATAAGAAGTTAGCTGAAGCCCCGAAAGTTATGAAGTCGGGAGTCTCGCAACCTCGTGATACTAACAGTGAGCAGGTCAAGAAGTTAAAGGCTAAAGCAAGGGCTACCGGAAGGGTGGCTGACGCTGCGGCACTATTTGAACGATTTATTTAAAGGAAATTATCATGCCTACATATCAAACATTTACGGCTATCGGTCAACGCGAAGATTTGTCCGATATGATCTACAACATCTCGCCTACTGAGACTCCAATCATGTCGTCGATTGGCAAGACCAAAGCAACGGCTGTTTACCACGAGTGGCAGACTGACTCGCTGGCTGCTGCTACTACCGCTAACGCTGCTGTCGAGGGTGCAGATGCAACGTCTGGCACGATGGCTCCTACGGTTCGCGTTGGTAACTACACGCAGTCTAAGACAATTCAAGTTTCTGGCACTCTGGAGAGCGTTGACAAAGCTGGCCGCAAGTCTGAGAAGGCTTATCAGTTGGCTAAGGCTTCGCAAGAACTGAAGCGTGATCTGGAAACCATCATCACTGCTAACCAAGGCAAGTCGGCTGGTACGTCTACGGTTGCTCGCACTATGGGTTCGCTGCTGTCGTGGATCAAGACTAACTCGTCGCAAGGTAGTGGTGGTTCGGCTCCTGCAACTTCCGGCACTTCGACTCGTACCGATGGTACACAGCGTACTGCTACCGAAGCATTGCTCAAGACTGTTATCGCTTCGATCTTCGATGCGGGTGGCAATCCTAAAGCCGTGTTCGTTGGTTCGGCTGGTAAGCAGAAGATGTCGACGTTTGCTGGTATCGCTGTCAACCGTTATCAGATCACGAAGCCTGAGGCTGGTGTGATTATCGGTGCTGCTGATATTTATCAGTCGGACTTCGGTCAACTGTCTATCGTGCCTGATCGTTTCATGCGTAACCGCGATATGCTGATCCTTGATCCTGAGTACGCTGCTATGGCCTTCCTGCGCCCATTCATGACTAATGAACTGGCTAAGTCAGGCGACAGCGAGAAAACTCAGATTCTTGCTGAAGTAACTCTTGAAGTGAAGAACGAAGCTGCTCACGGTATCGTGGCCGACCTCGACTTCTCACTGTAATGAAACTAGCCCCTGACTTCGGTTGGGGGCTTTTTATAAAGACTAATGACAAACTTTAGACATCAAAAAGTTCACGCGGATGGTGATGGCAGTATTATCATCGAGACTAACCAAGACATTAGCGACATTCTCGCAAGAAACAAGATTCTCCAAGAGGTAGATAAGGCTAGGACAGGCGATACAGACGACTTGCATTTGATTGGCTCCATACCGTTTACAGCAGTAGATAAGTTAAACGAAATGGGCATCATGCGAGGCTTTGCAATCGTAGATGATAAGGCATTTAGAAGTTGGCTCAATCATCCTGACCAAGCTGCACTGAAAATCTATAGGGGAACAGTATGAGAGTTGGCGTTTGTGTACCTTGCCGTGATGAAGTACATACAGGTTTTGCGTTTGATTTTGCCCGTATGTGCGCCCATGATGCTTCAGTTAGATGTAAGGATGGTAAAGGCGGTTTAAGCCTTTATACGATGCCAGGCACGTTGATATTCGACCAGCGTGAGAAGTTGGCACAGGTGGCTTTAAAAGAGGGCTGTGACGCTGTTTTGTTCATTGATAGCGACATGAGGTTCCCACATGATTTGATTACGATTATGTTGAGCCGTGAGGTGGACATAGTTGGAGTGAACGCAGTAACACGACGCAGACCATCATTCCCTACCGCTAAATTGCTGGTTAAGAGTGAAGATGAAAAGGGTATCCGTCATCATTGGTCTAACGTGGACTCGCGTGGTAAAGAAGGTATTGAGGTCGTTACTGCTGTTGGATTTGGCGCGGTATTGATTCGCAAGAAAGTATTTGAAACACTATCTGCTCCGTGGTTTGATGCAGGTTGGGGGCCAACAGGTGTAGTGGGTGAGGATGTGTTCTTCTGTGTAAAAGCTGGCGATGCAGGTATTGATACTTACGTCGATCATGAGCTTTCGATGCACATTAAACATATTGGCACACATGAATACAGTTGGGACGATGTAGATGATAAAGCCTTGAGGGGCGATAATGGCACTGACTAGCTATTCAGACTTAACAAGCACTATATCTAATTACTTAGCTCGAAGTGATCTGGATAGCATCATTCCCACATTTGTAGCACTAGCAGAGCAGCGACTACGTAGAGAGTTGCGTATCAGGCAGATGCTAGTAATTGCTCAGGCTACGACAACAGGCGGTGATTCCACAGTTGGATTACCGTCTGATTATCTTGAGATGCGTGATATTCACGTTGCTGCTACGCCTAACGGTCAACTGGACTACGAGACTCCAAACGCTTTCTACAAGCGCAATCTTTCTACGTCGTCAGGCTTACCAAAGAAATACACTGTACTAGCGTCTGAGCTGCAATTGGCTCCTATTCCTGACACTGGCTATGTGCTGCAAATGCTGTACTACGCGCAACCTGCGTTTCTAAGCTCATCAAACCCTAGTAACGTATTCTTGGCTAACTGTCCTGACGCACTGCTCTACGCGTCTTTAGGAGAGGCTGAACCGTATCTAATGAACGATGCTCGCATACAGACATGGGGCGTATTGTATGAGCGTGCTATTGCTGCTATTACTGTCGCAGATGAGTCTGGTGAATACAGCGGTCAACCAATGTCCATGACTTTTAACTAG